TCCATGAAAGTCCGCACCACGACCCCGGCCTGCTCGATGACGGCGGCGCGCTCGCTCTCTTCGATCTCGTCGAGCTCGAGGAAGGCGCCGGTGGCTGGGTTGCGCACCTCGAGCACCTCAATGTCCTCGGCCCGGACGTCAACAGACGCCTTGTATACGCCGTAGCCCGGCACGAAGCAGTCCACCGCCACGGCGTCCGGCAACTCGTAGGGCACGTGGGCCTCGTGGCCGTTGTACTTGAGAATCAGGGGCTTCACGGGGCCTCCCAGGCGACGAGGCAGTCACCCGCGCGGCGGGCAATGCGGTTGTAGCGGTCCAGGAGGGCGTGAGCGCGTCCAGAGCGGACGGCGTGGGCCTCGCCAAAGCCACCGAGGCGGGAGTCACGCGCCCCCATCCACTCATCGCGATACCGCAGCCACGCCTCGCGCGCGGCGTTCTTCTTCAACGTCTCCATCCGTTTTTTCCTCCGCCCCACCACGGGGCTCGTGCTGCGTCAGGACTGCTGCTTCTTCACCGGTGCGTTCTTCTGCGTGCAGGCGTTGCACCGTCCCTTGCTGCCCCGGTGCGGCACGTACGGGCGCTTGCCGCACGCTAAACACATCGCGTTGAGGTACTGCCGGGGCTTCCCTCGTTTCTTCGGTTTCATCATCGCGGGCATGGGTCCTCCTGACGCCTGAAGCCCGCCCCTTGCTAGGGCGGGCCGGGTGCGTCAGCGAGACATCGTGGCGAGTCGGGCGATGTGTAGCTCACCACGTGCCCGCAGGCGCTCGGCGCGCTCGATGGTCATCCAGCGCCCGGTGCGCGGGTGGAGGTTTCCAAGGTCATGGGCGCGTTCGTCGAAGCGGGCGCGGAGGTTCATGCGGCGCATGCGGGTCAAACGGGAAACGAGACGCTCCGAAAGGCTGCTGCTGTCCGTGGTCATGGTGTTTTCCTCCGCCGCACCGAGCGGCATGGAGGGATAATGTATTATGCTCCTGTCGAGCGCAAGAGCATATTCAGCTTTTCTTTGTCCTCGACTCAATCACCGCGTCGAGCTGGCGCATGAGCGGTTCGCGGGTGCCGGCTGGGCGAACAAACTCGTCGCACGGACAGAGCAGCGGGCGCATCCCCCGCCATGGAGTGTCTCGTCGGTCGATCGCAATGCATCCACTCGGGCGATGCATGCTCTCGTGGTGCCCGCACGCGGGGTTGGCGCAGTTCATTGTCTCATCTCCTCGGGCGGTGTGCCCAGATGCGGCAGCGTGGCGATGTGCCGGTGCGAGCGCCTTCCACACCCCTGGCAGCGGAAGGCCGTCATGAGCACCCCGTTCTCCCACCACGTGTCCACCACTCCGAGGTTCCATCCGAAGCGGTGCTCGACGCGGTGCCATAACCTGCGCAGCGCCTTGCTCACGGCTTCTCCTCCGGCGCGGCGTCACCCAGCAGCGCGTCGGACACGAGTTCGACAGCGAATCGCCAGTACCAGGAATTGCCATCCACGTAGAGGCGGGGTCGCCACATGTCCTTGCCATCTCGTAGATTGCCCAGCGGGCACCCGGGAATGGAGACGTCCACGCTCCGCCCCTTCGTGCGACAGGTCACGTCCCAGCGCCCACGGCCATCGGACACCATGCGGCCCACGGCGACAGGGCCCACGCCCGCTTCTACCAGCAGGGCAATGAGATTCAGCCGCGCCTGGGCCTTCGTCCCGCTCTCCAGCGGCCCGGTTCCGGGGTTGATGAGCACGCTCATGTCCTCTCCTCCAGGGCGGCGGTGATGCGCGGTTTGGCAGCCCGCTGCGCCTTGCGCGAGCAGGCGGGGCAACGGCCCTTAGAGCCGCGCCCGGGTTGGTACTGCCGCCCACACCCAGCGCGGCACATGCCGTCGGGGGTGGGCCATTTGCGGTAGCCCTTGGGGCCGCCGCGGGTGCCGGTGCGCGGGGGCATCAGTGGAACTCCACGTTCTCGCCAGCGGCCCCGGCCTCACGCAGCCCGGCGACGAACTGGCGGGTAGAATCGCGGAAGAAGTCCTCGGGGTAGCGCCCGGGTCCATCCGGGAGGAGCGGAAGCAGAGCCTCCAGCGCATCGGCCAGCGGGATGCAGCACTCGGCAGGAATCCACCCGTCGCAGTCGGAGTGATGTAGCAGCACGTGGAGCGGGCTCGGCTTCAGCGCGTCCCAGCGGATGGGCGGCTCCTGCTGGAACTCCCGCACATTCTTCGCGAGGTCCGGCATGCCAGCTCTGTCGAGGGCCTGAGCGACGACGCGGTATTCCAGCTGGAGCCCGGACGCGGGCCTGTCTACCTCCCAGTAGCCCTCCATCCGCTCCAGGTTCGGCAGCCCCGCCGCCTTGGCGATGGCGGAGCGCCAGACGTGAAACGCCCCGTACGAGCCATGCCAGCAGTCATGTGTTGTATCGAGTCCCATGGACCCTCCCTGCCGCACCGAGCGGCCATGAAGTGCACAATGCCGCGACATGCGACACGCGTCAATACGACGTCGATGTCATAGCGACTATCAGTTTTTTGAGGCCTCAGATTTCTGAGGGTTACATGTCGGACCCGCTGTCGTTTCGGAGGGTTGGCCACCCTCAGATTTCCGTTGTTGACAGCACCCCGGGCCTCCGTGGGAGGGGGAAGGGGGTGGGCCTGCGAGAACGAGCGTAGCGAGGACGAGCTGCGGCCTCTCGCGCCTCCTCCACCGCTCATCTCGCCCGTGCCGGGCGTCGTCGTGTGCTACTCGCTGCCGCGCCTTGCTCCTCGCCTGGGTGGTGGCCTTCGCGAGGGGCTCTGCCTCCGCCGGTTGCCATCGGGTGGCAGTCAGTCCCCCGCACAACAGGCACGGAGCGGAGCGGAGGGCCCCACCGAAGGTGGCTGCGTGTCGGACGCGAAGAAGCAGAGGGTACCGGTTACCAGGGGACAGGCGCCGGGTTGTTGGCGTGGTTGTCCCCGCCTCTGTCGCGAGTTGCGCGGAAGTCACCGCTTCGCGTAGGCGTTTCGCCGCGCGCTCGCTTGAATGTTGGTTGCCCGCCCAGCATACTCATCTGAGCGATGGCTGAGCACGACTCTGAGCACGGAGCAGCAGGCAAACGCGTTGTCGGCCGACCCTTCAAGAAGGGCGAGTCAGGCAACCCGGGAGGTCGTCGCAAGGACGCCTTTGGGGAGTACCTGCGTCAGCAGCTCGGAGACGGAAAAGAGTTGCTCGATTTCTGGCGGGGCATCATCCGCAACACCGCCCCAGGCTTCGAGGGCGCTGCTGAGGCAAGGGACGCCGTGCGCGCCTCGGAGCTGCTCTACAAGCGGGCGTATGGCGACTTGCCCGCAGAGTTGCAGGTTGCCGGGCCCGAGGGCGAGGGGCTGCAAATCATCGTGCAGACGTTGGCCGGGCCGAAGGGGGAGACGTGAGCGACACCCAGCAGCGCTACCTGGTGAAGATGGATGGCGGCTCGTGGCGCCTCATGCGCCGTGACGCCAACGGCACGGCGCACCGGGACATCTCCGAGGCCGAGGCCATGCAGCTGCGCCAGGAGGGCCTTCCCACGCGTCTGGAGCGTGCCGAGAACAACTACTCCCAGGCCGTCGACGACGCAGGCGCCCGCACCCGTGCCGCGGCCGAGGCGCTGCGCACGCGGGGCTTCCTCCCCGAGGGCAACCAGGGCCCGGTGCGCATTCAGCGCACGCAGGTGGAGGGCGGAGAGCCATCTTCAGCGCCTACTCGCTGGACATGCGCGGCAACGAGAGGAGGGGCCCCATCTCTCTGGACGAGGCGCGCTACCTCTCGGGCACCTTCCCCGAGGGCGTGCAGGAGGTACCAGAGGGCGAGGAACTCGTGCCACTGCCGCTCCCCCAGCCTGCCCCCGAGCAGACGAAGGCGCGCATGGCCGCCATGCTCCAGGCCCTGCGAGGTGGCGGGTGAACGACACCGAGAAGGTGCGAGACGCGCTTGCGGCCGGTGGGGATGACTTCCCGGCGAGTTACCGCAACGGGCACGAGGCGCTGGACCGAATCGAGTCCGCCCTCCGCGCGCTCACCGCCGAGCACGGCTCACAGTGTCAGTGCGCCGGGTGCGCGGTGCTCCGGGAGGCGCCTCCGGCCTGATGCCCACGGTCACCCTGCCCAACGGTTGGACGCCGCGCGCCTACCAGGAAGCGCCCATGCGGTACATGGACGCGGGTGGGAGACGCGTGATGACCATCTGGCACCGGCGCGGGGGCAAGGACCTCACGGCCCTCCACCAGACGTGCAAGGAGGCCCACAAGCGCACGGGCGTCTACTGGCACATCTTCCCCACCGCCGAGCAGGGCAAGAAGGCCATCTGGGAGGGGTTCACCAAGGACGGACAGAGGATTCTGGAGCAGGTGTTTCCCCGCGAGATACGCAAGAGCCCGCGCGAATTCACCACCAACGGGGAAATGGTGGTGACGCTCAAGTGCGGTTCCATCTGGCGGCTCCTTGGTAGCGACAAGATGGAGGTGGTGGGCGCGGGCCCCGTGGGCGTGGTGCTCAGCGAGTACGCCCTGGCGAAGCCCAATACCTGGGACCTCATCCGCCCCATGTTGCGCGAGAATGATGGCTGGGCATGGTTTCCCACCACGCCGCGTGGGAAGAACCACGCCCACAAGCTCTACGAAATGGCGCGCAAGGACCCCTCGTGGTTCTGCGACCTGAAGACGCTCGGCGACACCCGCGCTTATGACCCGGTCCGCACCGTCGAGGAAGAGCGCGCCTCGGGCATGCCGGAAGAACTCATCCAGCAAGAGTACTTCTGCGACTTCAACGCCGCGAATGTGGGCTCCTACTACGGCGTCACCATGGCGCTCGCCGAAGCGCAGGGCCGCTTCGCCGACTTCGCACACGGCCGCGACGACGTCTTCACCTCGTGGGACTTGGGCCGCTCGGACGACACCGCCATTTGGTGGTGGCGCCCCGGGCCCGAGGGCATTGAGGTACTGGACCACTACGCCTCCAACGGCGAGGACCTCGAGCATTACTTCGATGTCGTGGAGGAGCGCGCCCGGCTCCATGGCTGGCGCTACCGCAAGCACATGCTGCCGCACGACGCGCGCGCGAAGACGCTGGCGACGAAGCAGTCCGTGCTTGAGCAGGCAGTGAAGAAGTTCGGCGCGGCGCACGTGGGCATTACCCCAGAACTCGGCCTGCTCGACGGCATTCAAGCCTCCCGCGCCCTGCTGCTGCACGAGGGCACGCGCATTCACCCCCGCTGCTCCTTCGAGGCGCACAGCCGGGACTGCGACGGCGTGGAGGCCCTGCGCGCCTACCACCGGGAGTGGGACGCGGCGCGGAAGTGTTTCCGTGAGAGCCCGGTGCACGACTGGAGCAGCCACACGGCGGACGCATTCCGCTACATGGCTGTCATGGTGAAGGTGGCGGAACTCATGACGAAGCCCGTCTCGGAACCGCGCTATACTGTGCCCGTGCCGCTGACTCAGGCGTACCGAGGCGATGACCTGGTGCCCGTGAGGCCCGCGGGCGGAGGAAGAATCGGATGACGGACCAAGAGCGCGAAGAAGTCGACCGCGACATCCTCCGCCACGTCCTCGACGAGATGCAGTTCTACACGGGGCGGTGGGTCTGTCGATACGGGATCCCCGACGACATGTCGGGCAGCATTGGCGCGAAGGCCCGCAGCCTGAAGGGCGCCTTGAGCAGCGCACGCGATGCCATGCACGACCTGATGCGCACGCTTCAAACCGGAGAAGAGATGAACTACCTGACGGAAGTATCTGGACGCTCGCAGACGTGGCAGCAGCAGTTGGAGGCGCAGCAGCGCGAGGTGATGATGACGCTGTCGGAACCGGGGCAGGTGCTGAAGGACGCGCTCCCCGGCGTCATGACGGCGCTCCAGGCCATGCAGACGGCCATCAACGCCGCGCTCCAGGCCGCCAAGAACGTGGAACTGGCCGCGCGCGCGGCCTCGCAGGGGGTGAAGTGATGCCGGACGAGAACCAGCCTTCCCCTAACCCGGTGGACCCCACGAAGTACGGCACGGGGAGCTACAACGGACCGCCCGGTGGAGACGTGGTGGACTGCTCCACCTGTGAGGTCCGCATCCCCCGCACCGTGTGGTGGGCGGAGCACGCGCCCCAGGGCCACTCCGTCCTCGGCAGCGTCTACGTGCCCACGCTCGAGGAGCAGCCCGCCTAATGGACACCGGCTCCAAGCGCGCCAAGGACTTCGAGGCCACGCCCCAGGACGAGGCGCGTCGGTGGGCCATGGAAATCGGCAACGCCCGCGAGGTGCTGCGCGAGTGGCACGAGCAGGCCGAGCGTATTCACGCCTTCTACCTGGATGAGCGCAAGGACGTGGCGGAGGGAGAGAAGCGCGTCAACCTCTTCACCGCCAACGTCCAGACGCAGGAGGCCCTGCTCTACGGGCAAATGCCGCGCGCCAGCGTCGAGCGGCGATTCTCCGATGCGGCCGACGACAATGCGCGGCTGGCGGGCCTGCTGCTCGAGCGCGTCCTCAATGCGGAGTTGGACCCCGACGGCGACACCTATGCCCAGGCCCTGGGTCACGTGCTCCAGGACAGGCTTATCGGCGGGATGGGGCAAGCGCGCGTGCGCTATGACGTCGAATTCGAGCCTGTCGCCGATACGGCCGAGGACGAAGAGCCCGCCGAAGAGCGCAAGGCCTCGGAGAGCGTCCCCACCGACTACGTCTACTGGAAGGACTTCCTGTGGAGCCCGGCGCGGGTATGGAGCCAGGTGCGCTGGGTGGCCTTCCGCAACGAGATGACGGCCGAGCAGGTGACGGCGCGCTGGGACGAGGAAGTGGCCGACGCCATTCCCTACGGCGTGGGCAAGTCCAAGGAGAAGGAGGAGAATGCCCCCAACCCATGGCAACGTGCCGAGGTGTGGGAGATTTGGGACTCCACCCGCAAGCTCGTCTTCTGGTGGGTGCCGGGCTACGACAAGACGCTGGAACAGAAGGCGGACCCGTACAAGCTGAAGCGCTTTTTCCCGTGCGGTATGCCCCTCTTTGCCAACCCCACCACGGGACAGGTGGTGCCACGGCCCGACTTCGTGCTCTCCGAGGACCAGTACCGTGACATCAACGAGTTGACGACGCGCATCGCCCTTCTGGTGAAGGCCGTCCGCGCCGCGGGCGCCTACGACCAGACCAACAGCGCCCTCAAGAATCTCCTCAACGGCAGCGACGGCAACGAGATGTACCCAGTGGAGAACTGGGCGGCCTTCAGCGAAAAGGGCGGCCTGCGTGGCGCCTTCGAGTTGATGCCGCTGGACGCCATCGTCTCCGCCATTCAGACACTGCGCCTTGAGAAGGAGGCCGCCAAGGCCGAACTCTACGAGGTGACGGGGATGTCCGACTTGCTACGCGGCCAGGCCGCCCAGGCAGGAGCCACGGCCACGGAGCAGGCCATCAAGTCCCGCTTCGCCTCCGTCCGGGTGCAGCGCCTCCAGCAGGGATTCGCCGAGTTCGCCACCACGCTGCTGGGCCTCAAGGCGGAAATTATCTGCCGCTTCTTCGATGCGGCCACCATCCTCAAGCTCGCCAACGCCGAGCACATGGAGGATGCGAAACGCCCGGGCGCACTGGATGCCGCCGTCGCGCTGCTCAAGTCCCGCTTTCACGAGTACCGTGTGGAGGTGAAGGCCGAGAGTCTCTCCATGGCGGACTTCGCCTCCCTGCGCCAGGAGAGCATGGAAGTACTCCAGGGGATTGCCGCCTTCATTCAGGCGCTCACCCCGCTGGCCCAGGCGGTGCCCGGCTCCATGCCCTACATGCTCCGCGTGTTTCAGTGGGGCATGTCCAAAATCAAGGGCGGAGCCGAGGTGGAGGGCGTCATCGACGAGGCCATCAAAGCCTTTGAGGTCACTCAAGCCCAGGCGGCCGCCAACCCCCAGCAACAGGCGCCGGACCCGAAGTTGCTGGTGGAGCAGCAGCGGGCGCAGACGGAGCGCACCAAGGTGCAGGACGAGCTCCAGGCGGACCTCGTGCGCACGGCGGCTGAGTCCCAAGCGAAGATGCAGCAGGAGAGCCACCAGACGCAGGAGAACGTCAAGGAGGCACTCCAGAAGGCGGAGATTCAGCGGGCCGCGCGGCCGATGGATCCGGGGCGCCCAGGAGGTGTGTCGTGATGGACGTAGCCTGCAAGTGCGGCCAGAAGATGGAGCATGCGAGGACATGGGACGGATATGAGTGCTCGTGTGGGTCCAGGGTTGCGGCGATGCAAATCCTCGCGTCCGGCGGAGTCCCGACCCAGGAGGCCGACGGCCACTTCCGTGGCTGCGCCCGCCTCGGGAAGTGCCGATGTCCCGCCAACGCGCCGCGCGACGAATGGAGGCCCGACAATGCGTCGTAGGTACGTGTACCGACTGAACGCGATGGATGAAGTCGAATCCTTCGAGGTGACGAGCGACTACCAAGCCACGCCAGAGCGCGCGCCCCTCTTCACCGACCGCTTCATGGAAGGCCACACCACGGCGGACGGCGTCGACATCGGCAGCCGGAACAAGCGCCGCGAGTACATGAACAGCCGGGGCCTTGTGGAGGCCCAGGACTGTGAAGGCATGTGGCAGAAGGCCGCCCGCGAGCGTGAGCAGCGCAGCCGTGGCAGCCCCGAGCAGGTGCGCGAGGCCATCGCCCGCGCCTACTACCAGCACAGGAAGCCGTGACCCCATGGCCGAGACGACACAGCAGAACGACACCCGCGCGGCCGTGGAGGCCGCCTTCCAGCACCACGAGCAGGCCGGTGACTCCGTTGGGCCCACCAGCGCCATCGAGCCGGAACCCGTCTCTACGCCCGCCGAGACGCCGACAGAGCCCACCGCCACGAGTCGCGAACGCGACGAGGTCGGACGCTTCGCCCCCAAGCCGAAGGACTCCAAGCCCGAGGCGGTACCGGAGGAGAAGAAGCCGGAGCAGAAGGAGGCCACGTCCACGGCCGGAGCCGAGCCCAAGCCCACGGAGCAACCCAAGGCCGGGCCGCCGAAGAATGCGCCGCTGCCGCCCGCGGTGCGGGAGGACTGGGAGAAGATTCCCGAGTCCACGCGGCAGTACATCCTCAAGCGCGAGGGCGAGGCCGCCCGGCTCATGTCGCAAACAGCCGAGGCCCGGCGCACGCACGAGGCGCTCTCGAAGACGCTCGAGCCCTACCGGGACATGCTCACCGGGGAGCCGATGCAGGTGGTGGGCAATCTCCTCCAGACGGCCGCCGTCCTCAAAAAGGGCTCGCCCCAGGAAAAGGCTCAACTCGCCGCGCAGATGATTGCCGGGCACGGCATCGACATCGAGACGCTGGCGGGAGTGCTCGAGGGCCTCCCGGCGCAGCGTGCCCAGGACCAGCAGTTCCGCGACCCCCGGGTGGACGCCCTCGAGCAGCGCCTGGCCCGCGAGGAGGCCCTGCGGCAGCACGAATACAACACCAGCGCCGCCGCCACCTACAAGGCCTTCGCCGAGAAGGCGGAGTTCCTCGAATCCCCCGGCGTCCGGGAGGCCATGTACCAGGAGATGCTCCAGGCCGGGCAGCGAGGCGTTGAACTCAGCTATGAGAAAGCCTACAATAAGGTCGTCTGGTCTCTCGACGAGACCAGGGAGGTGCTGTTGGAGCGGGAGCGGCAGAAGTCGTCAGGTGGAACCGCGCCGGACAAGGCGGCCATCCAGCGGGCGAAACACGCTGCGTCCTCCGTGAAGACGGACCCCGGCATGGGGCGAGTCACCACGGACAACAGCATCGAGGCGCTGATTCGAGCCCAACTCGACAACGCGCGGTAGTCGCAGGTGGAGTGCCGTCGTAGCCCCCAAGTGGACGGGGCGTGAGCGAGCCGCATAAGCGGCCCACGCGCAAGTAGGCCCACGCCACCCGTAGCACCGACGGCAGTCCGCATGCCCCCTCCGAATATCTCGTACGGTGACATTGTCACCACCACCCTGCGCAACCGCTCGCCGGTTGTCGCGGACAACCTCACCAAGAACAACGCGCTCTACGGCTGGCTCGCCGAGCGCAAGAACATCAAGACCATCGACGGCGGCTCCACCATCCTCGAGCCGCTGCGCTACGGGGCCAACCCCAACTTCTCGTGGTACTCCGGCTATGACTTGCTGCCGGTGGCCCAGTCCGAGTCCGTGACGGCGGCGGAGTTCAACCTCAAGCTCTGCTCGGACCAGGTCGTCATCTCCGGCGAGGAGGAGTTGAAGAACTCCGGCCGCGAGAAGGTGCTGGACCTGCTCACCGAGAAGACGGACGCGGCGGAGACGACGGTCCTCAACCAGATGTCTCAGGCCGTCTACGGCGACGGCACGGCCTTCGGCGGCAAGGCCATCATCGGCCTCGATGGCATCATCCCCGTGGACCCCACGACGGGCACCTATGGCGGCATCGACCGCGCGCAGAACCCGTTCTGGCGCCCCTACGTGCTGGCCCCCGGCGTCGTCATCACCTCGGCCAACATCGCCGGGTACATGAACACCATGTACCTGAACCTCATGCGCGGCTCGGACTTCCCCGACCTCATCATCTGCGACAACTACATGTACGCGGCCTTCGAGGCGAGCCTTCAGCAGTACCAGCGCTTCACCAGCGCGGACAAGGCCAAGCTCGGCTTCCGCGGCATCGAGTACAAGGACGCCATGGTGGTGGCCGACGGCGGCATTGGAGGTTTTGCCACCAACAAGACGATGTACTTCCTCAACACGAAGTACCTGCGTCTGCGCCCGCACAAGGACCGCAACATGGTGCCCATCACCCCCAAGACGCGGGCCCCCATCAACCAGGACGCCAGCGTCATCATATTCGGCTGGGCCGGGGCGATGACCTGCAACAATCAGCAGCTCCAGGGCCGCCTCATCTCCGCCTGAGAGGACAACCACCATGCCACTTCTTCCCGTCAATCCCTTCGTGGGCGGGCAGTCCTACTCGGAGACGAGTGCCACCCCGCTCCACCCACCCGCCTTTCGCCACCGCGCGCAGGATGGCGACTTCGGCAACATCACCTGCGAACTCATGTACGTGCAGGGCGTGACTGGCGGCGCCATCGGCTCGGCCGTCACCATCAACACCTTCACCGGAGCCACGGCGCTGGCCACCGCCCGCAGCCGTGGCCTCGTGGGCTTCCTCACGGCCGCCATCCCGGCGGGCCAGTGGGGCTGGGCCGTGGTGGGCGGCGTCTTCCGCGTCCTCGTCTCGGGCACGGTGACGGCCGGCCAGTCCGCCTACCTCACCGCCACGCCCGGCACCCTCTCGAGCACCGTGGTGGCCGGAGACCTCATCTACAACGGCACCTTCGTCTCGGCCAACGGCGTGCCCACGGCGGGCTTCGCGCGCATGAGCCTCGCCAACCCCTACGCCGGAGACACCGACAATGCGTGAGCAGCCCTTCTACGACATCAACGAGGGCACATGGACGACGGGCGGCGTGAGCGTGCGCTTCCACGAGAAATCCGTGCAGGACCAGCCCGCGTCCGAGGCGGCGGGCAGGCCCGTCTACAGGCCCGTGGTGTATCTGCGCAAGGAGATGCCCGGCGACAGACTCCACGTGGTGGACCGGCCCATGCGCGAGTCGGACAAGCAGGAGTTCCCCGAGCAGTGGAAGCGCTACGAGGCGGGGGCTTCCGAGAAGGTGGAGGGCCAGCCCCTATCGGAGTGGCCCCAGGTGTCCCGGAGCCAGGTGGAGGAGCTCGCCTACTTCCGCATCCGCTCCGTGGAGCAACTCGCCCGGGTGCCAGACTCCGCCAGCGGCCCCATGGGCCCCCTCTTCCCGCTGCGCGACAAGGCCCGGCAGTACCTGGACCGGGCCGCCGCGGGTGCCCAGGAGGCGAAACTGGTGGCCGAGAAGGAGGCCGTGGAGGCGAAGAATCGCGAGCTTGAAGCCCGGCTCGCGCGGCTCGAGCAGAACCAGGCGGAGCACGCCAACAAGAAGGGAAAGTAGGCCATGCGCACCCAGGGCAGCAACATCCTCCGTGATGCGGCGGTGAGTCTCGGACTGCCCTGGGACGCCTCCTCGTCCGTCTATGACTCGGAGGACACCAACGTCCTCCAGTTACTCACCTTCTCCAACGAGGCGGGGCAGGACCTGGCGCGGGAGTACAACTGGACGGGACTTCAGAAGCGACTCGAGGTAGCCATCCTACCTGGCGTCACCTCCTATGCCCTGCCCTCCGACTTCCTCCGCCCCATTCCCGAGACGATTTGGGGACAGAATACGTGGACGAAGGCGTACGCCGGGCCGACGCCCTCCCAGTGGGAGGACATCCGCGCGTGGCAGCCCGCCACGACGCTGCGCGCCGTCGTCCGCATTCAAGGCGAGAGCCTCGAGCTCATGGCGGGCTTTTCGTCGCAAGGCCCCCTGACGCTCGCCTACCAGTCCGCGTGGTGGGCGGCGCCCGGCGGCCAGGCCATGTCCTCGGAGTACTTCACCGCGGACACGCCGGAGACGTCCTTTGACAGGCGCCTCATGGTGACGGCGGTGAAGGTGCGCTACCTCGAGGGCCGGGGTTTCGACTCCACGGCGGCCCGGCTGGACTACGAGCGAGCAGCCGCGCGGGCCATGGGGGCGGACGGCGTCTCGCCCACGCTGCGCATTGGCGGAAGTCGCTGGGCGCTGCCGCCCACGCTGCGCAACCTGCCGCCGACGGGCTGGGGAACTTAGCCCATGCGGCGTGGGATTCCGTCCACCCTCTCCGTGCAGACGGTGCCTGCGCCGGTGGGTGGCCTCAACACCGTCTCTCCCGGGCTCCAGGTTCCACTGTCCGAGTGCGTCTCCGCCTACAACCTCATCGGCGCGGAGAATGGGCTGCGGGTGCGACTGGGCTACCGGGAGCGCTCCGTCGACATGACGGGGGTGCAGAATGACTGGGTGCGGACGGTGCTCCCCTTCACCGGCAGCAGCGCGGGAGAGAGCCGCATCTTCTCAGTGACGGACTCAGGTATTTGGGACAGCACCTTCGGGGCCCCCATTTTGGCCGTGCCATTCGGAGTCAACTCCGGCTCGGCTGGCTACGGCACCTCCGTCAACTTCGTCACGGCGGGCGGCCACTTCCTCGTCTACTGCGACGAGCAGAACGGGACGTACACCTATCAGGAAGGTGGCACGGGCTGGGTGAAGGTGACGCAGGGCGCCGGACCCCAGCAGATTGCCGTGGGAGACCCCACGCGCTTTGCCTTCGTCACCGTCTTCAAAAGTCGACTCTGGTTCGTCGACCGGGACACTACGGACGCCTGGCACATGCCCCTCGGGCAGGTGTATGGCGCCGCGGTGAAGTTCCCCCTCGGACAGGTGTTCCGCGAAGGCGGAAGCCTCGTTGGCATGTGGAACTGGACGTATGACGGCGGCAGCGGGCTGGATGACTCGCTGGTGTTCGTCTCCGGCGGCGGCGACGTGGCCGTGTACCAGGGCTCGGACCCCGCGAGCGCCGCCACGTTCGGGCAGCGAGGGCAGTGGCAGATGGCCAAACCCCCGGCGGGGAGGCGCATCGCCAGCACCTACGGCGGGGACTTACTGCTCCTCTCGCGCCGTGGGCTCATCCCCATGTCGCAGCTCGTGGTGGGCAGCGTTTCCTCTCTCGAGTACGCCACCGCGAAAATCAGCAACCTCGTCAACCGGCTCCTCAACGAGCGGAGTGCGGACCCCTACTGGGGCATTCACCTCCAGCCCGAAGACAACGCCCTCATGGTGGTGGTGCCCATCGCTGGCGGAACTGAGTTCAACCAGCTTGTCCAGTCCAACGCCGGGCGCGGCTGGTTCTTGTACCGGGACTTGCCGGTGGTGTCGGGGGCCGTGTGGCAGGGCCAATTCTACTTTGGCACCCCGGACGGGCGGCTCTGCATCCACACGGGCTACTCGGACAACGTGAGCCTCGCCACGCCGCAGACCTACGACAGCGTCGACTGGGGCTTCATCGGGGCCTTCAGCAACTACGGGGTGCCACGGCTGAAGCGGGTGTCCTTCATGCGCCCACTCATTCTCTCCGAGGGGAGCGCGCCCTCGTACACGGTGCAGGCCCGCTACGACTACGACACCAACCAGCCGGACCCCGTGGAACTCGTCCTCTCCGCCACCGGAGCGGCATGGGACGAGGCGAAATGGGACGTGGACAAGTGGAACGGGGCCTCACCCCCTTCTTCACAGGTGCGCGGTGGCCTCGGAGTGGGCAGCGCGGTGGCGGTGGCCATGCGCGGCAAGTCCCTCGCCCGCACCATCGTTGTGAGCGTGGACGTCGGCTTCACCGCCGGTGGTTACCTGTGAAGGTGCGCGCCTCTACATTTTGGGAGTTGCCCTGGTTCGTCGACAGGACGGGGTATGACCCGCCCCCGGGCTTCCGGGGCCTCGTGGCCGTCGGAGCGGACAGCCGCATCCGCGGCTTCATCGGATTCGACAGGTGGACGCCAGCGAGCGCCTGCATGCACGTGGCGGTGGACTCGCCCGGTGCCTGCCGGGGGCTGCTGCGCGCCGCCTTCGTCTACCTCTTCCAGGAGACGGGTCGGGTGCTCGCCCGTGCGGAGGTGCGCGCGAACAATGCCGCGAGCCTCGAGGCGACGAAGCGGGTAGGCTTCCGCGAGGTGTTCCGCACGCTGGACGGTTGGGCCCAGGGCGAAGACTTGGTGCATTTCGAATTGCGGCGCGACGAGTGCCGCTGGTTGCGAGAGGAGAAGCCATGAGCAACGGCATGCCAGCACCACAGAACTTCGCGGGAGCGGCGGGGCAGCAGGCCCAGGCGAGCCAGCAGGCGGTGGACCAGCAGACGCAGCAGAACCGCATTAACCAGAACAACGGCTTCGCCAGCACCACCTACGGTCCCAACGGCCAGCAGACGTCCTTCAACGGGCCCCTCGCGGGCCTGAGCGGGAGCCTCCAGCAGCAGGCCGCTCAGGCCATGGGGACGCCCTTCTCTCTGGACGGGCTGCCCCCGGCGCTGGACCCCACCCAGGCCCGGGACCAGGCCATCAACTCCGCCTACGGCCAGGCCTCATCGCGGCTGGACCCGCAATTCGCACAGCAGGAGACGGCGCTCAAGGCGCAGCTCGCCGGGCAGGGCCTCGCCCCCGGCTCCCAGGCCTACAACGACGCCATCGCCGCCTTCGGTCGCCAGAAGAACGATGCCTACGGCGGCGCGCTGAATAGCGCCATCGGCCAGGGCACCCAGGCAGGTAACGCCATCTTCAGCCAGTCCCAGCAGGCCCGGCAGCAGGCTCTCATGGAGCAACTCCGGGTGCGCGGGCAGGCCTTCGGTGAACTCCAGGGCCTCCAGGGCCTCTCCCAGCAGCAGGGTTACAACCAGGCCGGGCGCGCGGAGACGCCGCAATACCTCCAGGCCGCGGGCATGCAGGGCGCACAGGACTGGCAGCGCTACCTCCAGGAGTTGCAGAACATCAAGGACGCCATCGAGGGCGGCACTCAACTCGCTGGTGCGGCCGCCGGACTCCCCTTCGGCCTCTGAGGTGAACCATGGCTGAGCCGTATGACGAAACGTGGATGGACTACCTGCCGCAGGATGCGAAGTTGGACTTCCTGCGCTACGACCCGGCCACGCTCTCTCAAATGTGGGCTCCTCAGGACAGCGGCGCGCTGCCTGACGTGTCCGACCCGGACCTCGCTGCATACACGGCACTCGGCTCGAGTGGAGCGAAGCGCGCGGCCCTGGAACGGCAGTTGGCAATGGCCCAGCGACTCCAGGGGGAGGTGGGAGGTGGCCACAGCACCGGCCTGGGAGCGGCCCTTGGAGGCCTGGGCGGAATCATCAACCGCGTCAACGGCCTCCAGCAGCAACGCCGCGCGGAGCAGGGCCTGTCCGAACTCACCGCCACCACGGACGCCGCCCGCGCACGCTTCGCCCGTGGCGCCAGGGCGTGGAACCCAGAGCAGGCCGGGAGCCTCGGCATCCTCTCCGGGGACCCGGTATTGGGCGCCTATGGACAGGCCCAACAGAAGTCCGTGGCCAACACGGACACCGGGAGCCTTCGCGCTCTGGCGCTTCGCCAAGCGAACCGCCGGTTGGCCAACCAGGAGCAGGAAGCGGCGCGCAAGGCAGCCACCGGTAAGGAGAAGTTCGACACCGAGAAGTGGAAGGCACAGCAGACGGTGGCAGGGATGTGGAAGGGGCTCGGGCTTCGCGAGGATGCCCTGGAGGCCGAGGCCGCCGAACGGGAGGCCCGACGCGCCGAGAAGAAGGGCGAGTCCAGCGTCTACGGCCTGGAGATTGCCCCGGGCGCCACCCCCACGGCAGATGACGCCAAGATGGTGAAGAGCATCCGCGCCGCCGCCAACACCATGAAGTCCTTCACTAGCGACTTCTACAACCTGTACCGGAAGGACGGGGGGAAGCTCACTGGCCCGAACGGAACGACGATGAAGCAGCTCCTGACCTCCATCCAGTTGGAGGCCAAGGATGTGGCGGGGCTCGGTGCGCTCTCGGGGCCCGACCAGGGGCTCATGGAGAAGCTGGCGGGATCCAACCCCACCACCATCGTCGGCATCCTTCGCGATGAGTTCGGCGTGGACGACGTCGGCGCCGCCGTCCAACAGTTGGAGCGCTGGGTCGACACCAAGGTGAATGGCCGCGTCCGGGCGTACGGCTACCAGTTCCCAGCCGCTGGCCCGGCGCGGAGCCCGCCCGACACCGACCTAACGAAGCCGCCCGGCACCACGCCCGCCGGGGGCAGTGGCGGCTCCATGACGGCGCCCCAGAAGACGCTCTACGACTTCGTGAAGGCCAACCCCACCCATCCCCGCGCCGATGAGGCCCGGGAGAAACTCCGCCGCCAAGGAATCACGCCCCCATGAGCCCATCCGAAGAGGCATTCCTTCGGGCGTTGGAGGCCGAAGAGGCCGCGCCCGAGCCGAATCAGTCCATCTCCGAGGAGGCCATTCTCCGCGCGCTCGCCGCGCAAGAGGCGCCCCAGGTGGGCGGCGGGGAAACACTCCACAACAACTGGGTCAACATGCTCCCGGCTGGCGGTCGCCTGAGAGACGTCCTCCAGGCTCTTGCCGACCGGGACATCGGGGTTCGCGCACGCCTGACGCCAGAGGCTCGGGCAGAATTGGAGCGCCTCGGACCCATCGAGACCCCCTACCTGCCAGCCGGTCCGATCCCGCCCACGGCGGACGAGCCGATGTCCATTCTCGACACCTACCGGCTTGTGAGAGACGAGCGCGCCGCCCGCATCGCCGCCGGGAGTGAGCAGAACCCCATCGCGGCCCGCGCCGGAATGGCTGCGGGCATCGCGACATCCATCGCCGCGCCGCTGCCGGCGGTCAGCATTGGCGCGCGCGCGGCGGCCACGGGCGCGAATGCCGGGCGCGGGCTCTCCGGAGCGGCAAGGCTGGCGGCCCTGGCGCGCGGTCCGGCGGCCTCGCGTCTTGCCTCGGCCTCGGCGACAGGGGCCGCTTACGGGGCCCTCGAAGGCGCCACGGAGGGCGAAGCGGACCTGACACGCGGGGACGTGCGAGGCGTCCTGGAGGACGCCGTGCGCGGCGCGGGCCCGGGCGCCATGTACGGTGCAGTCGGCGGGGTGGTGGCGGAAGGGGCGCGTCAGGGCATCCCCTGGCTGCGCCGCCTCGCCGTGCGCAACACCAAGGAGGCCATCCAGGGGCAGTCGGACATTGGCGCCGCCACGCGCAAGCCCATGCGGGACGAGTCGGCGGCGCAGATGCTGGACGACAACCAGCTCCGCGCCTTCGACAACGTGGAGGACATCCACAACCGCATCGTCCCCCAGGCGGACAAGGAGGGAGAGCGGCTCGGGGAAATCATCTCCGAGCTGGAGGCGCGGGGCTTCAAGGGGGCTGATGCGCAGCGCGTCGCCCAGCAGTTGGTGCGGGAGCACAACGCGCTGGTGCCGAATCTGTCCAAGGACAAATCCCCAGCGGAGATCTTCCTGGAAGAGGCGACGAACCTCAAGACAGTCCGGAAGCTCGGCCCGGACGGCCAACTAGGGGTCCGGCAGACGGAGCGCATCAAGGAGGACCTCCAGAGCCTTGGTGGATTCGACAGGATCAACCCCAAGAGCCGCCAGGAGTCCTATAAGAAGGCATCCCGTCTTATACGCCTGGGGAATGAGTCGTCGCTCCTGGAGCAGGCCGTGGCCCGGGATTCCAAGTCGCGGGAGGTGGCGGAACGCTTCGGACTCCCTCAACCCGAGGCGGGGCGGGGCATGTATCAGGATATGGTGTACGACTTCCTCAACCAGAAGAAGCGGCTGGGCAAATACCTCGACGCGGCGCAATTCTCGACGCGGGCCCGGGCGAAGTTCGACCAGCGTCCACGCGTTGGGCTCCAGGACACGCTCGTGGGGGCGGCGGCGGGCGGGGACAACATCATCAAGCAGAAATTCTGGGCCAAGGTGAATTCGGAGCTGCGCAGCCGGAGCGCCTCCACCACCGCCGCGGGCGCCGAAGGCCTGCGCAAGTCGCTGGCCTCCGGCCGCGCCGCCGAGCGCCTTGGCGTGGGCGGTGCCTCCTTCGGCCCCTTCGCGGCGGACGAGGCCGAGCGCTGGGCGGAGTCGCAGGACCTGGACGACCCGAACCTCAACCCCCGCGTGCGCGCACTCCTCGAGATGCTGCGCCGCCGGAAGGAGCAGTGACATGTCTCGCAATTCCGCCGGTACCTACACCAGCCCCATTCCCAACTTCACGCCGGGCAGCACCATCCGCAGCCAGGACGTGAATGAGAAGTTTACCGACATCGACCAGGCGCTAACCGCCAGCCTGGACCGTACCGGCAACGGCGGCATGCAGGCGCCCTTCAAGGCCCAGGACGGCAGCGCGGCCAACCCGGCCATCACCTTCAACTCGGAGCCGGGCCTGGGCTTCTTCCGGGGCGGCGCGGCCAGCGTGAGTCTGGTGGCGTCGGCGAGTGTCATTCAGGAGTGGGCCCTCACCTACGTCAACATCAACCGCCCGCTCACCATCAACAACACCACGCCCAATGCCGTGGGGCTCACCGTCTATGGGAATGGTACGGGAGTGGGCATTAACGTCACCGGCGGCACTCCCTCGGGCAATGCTCCGGGCGCGCGCGGCATCGTCACCGAGGGCGGCGCGGGTGCCGGCTCCGGAGGCGGTGGCACGGGACTCTTCACCATTGGCGGAGCGGCGGGCGGTGCGGGCGGCAGCGTGCAGGGACTGGGGCTGGAGTCCACCGGCGGCATCGCGGGCATTGCCGCTCCCCTGGATGCGGCCGGCACGGTGCGGCCCACCCGCTACTACGCCGCGTCGGCACAACTTCCGGCCACGGCCAACGCCATTTTCCCCCTCAACGGCCTTGCCTGGACGAATGCGGTGGGCGTCAACAACGTCGGCCTGGACGTCTACACGCGCAGCATGGGGACGCTCGCCGGGTGGCAGACGCTGCGCTTCGGTCTGCGCTACGACGTCGACCTGGTGCCCGGCGCGGGCGGCATGCTGGAGTTCGGCGACAGCGGCACCAGCATCGCCCGGGGCTCTGCTGCCACGGCCACTTCGCCCGTGGCGGCGCTGACGCTCGTCAACGCCCACGTCGCGTTCGCGGACACGGTCATCTCTCCCAATGGGAACGTCTCAGTAAAGAACGTGCTGACGCCCGCCAACATCACCAAGGCGTGGGCGGTAGTGGGCGTGCTCGGGACAGCGGTGGGCTCTGGCCTGACGCCAGACGTCGCAATCACGGGTCCTCTCTACGATACGTTCAATATCGACACCGTGACGGCAACGCAGGCCGGAGTCGTAACGGTCACGTTCAAGCAGCCGTTTGCGACCGGCGCATACAAGGCGTCCATCACCGTCGAGAAGATTGGAGACATCCTCGGGACGGCGCTTGTGCCGAAGATTCTACAGAGGTCGGCGTCGACACTTCAGTTCAGGCTGACTGAGACGAACTCCGGCGGCACGACGACGAACTACCAATTCACCAATACGTCGGACCGAATCGGATTTCACATCGACTGCGTCGGCCGTCAGTAAGCGCTATCGCACGAGAACGCCGGACATGAGAATTGTCTCCTCTTGTTGTCCGGCGCACGCCTTGAACCCAGCGGAGGCCTGAATGGCCACCTGCTCCAGGTTGACGGGGATCAGCGTGATTCCTCCGATGCGCGCCGTGGTCTCGCCACATTCCGTCTGGATGGTGCACGTGACGGCGCCGCCCATGAACCGAATGGACTCCGCCTTCTGTTGATATGCCTGTAGGTCAATGGTCAATCCGTCGCACAGGCCGCGAAGCATGGCTGTATCTCCATCGCCCCAGAGCGTCATGGACATGTCGATGGAAATCACCTGCCTCCTGGACGTGACGCCGCTCACAACGCCATACCAGCTGTCGAAGAACGGGGCATAGGCAGACGCGGGTTTCTGCTCTGGTTCGACGAATGGCGACTCCTCGCCACAACCAGACAACGCCGCAACGACAACCGCAATGGCAAACGCACGAAGCATGGGGACTCCAATTCAGGGGACGAGTGCGACACGTTCGTTCCCCCCCCCGGTCCGAAGCGTGCTCAATCGATACGGCATGAAGCTATGCGCCGCAAGCAACTATCTCGCGGCGTTGCACTTTCCACTACTGGACTGCGGGGCGTCGCACTACGGGACGGGGCGCCGGATAATAATGGCCACGCCGGAGCGCGGGCGCTGGACGCGCAGGTAGTGCCGCTCCAGGTTCTCCAGGGCCGTGGTGACGGCGCCGGGCTTCCTCTCCAGGCACCCCTCGGCCACGACGTCCTGCCTCGTGGCGTCGCGCACTTCGACGAACAGTGCGTCACGGAGCCTCACGTCCCCACCCCCAGCCGGGCCCGGACGAGACCGAGTGCCCAGGCCATGGCTCGGGCGCAGTTCGGCGAGTGGTTGGCCCACTCCTGCTCGTAGGTGGCGGGGTTGAGGGCCTCGGCGAGGTCGGCTGGGATGACGAGACCGGAAGAACTCGGGTATGCGAGCCGCCCCAGCCTCGTCCACGTGTCGCTGGATAGGCCGCCATAGGCCGCGCCCTGCTCGAGCGTTGCCATGGCCTGCTCCTGCGAGATGACTCCCGACGCGCCGGGGGCCGACACGAGTTCGTTGGCCTCCCCAGGGGGCAGATTGCTCACGGCAGCGGCGAGTTTGTTGTGCTGCTCCTTCGTGATGGCGATGAATTCCGGTGGAAACAGCGCCGCGTGCACCTCGTCGGGGGTGCCGTCGACGACCTGTCCATCTCGAGGCCCGTACCACACGCACGTGCATGAGCCGCCGTCATGTTCCCACCGCGTGATGGCCGTCACTCCGTCCGCCGTCAAGAACTTGACCTTCCCCATGTAGGCCAACTTCACGAGCCCCATCACGCCACCCTCCCCGCGAAGAGGCTGCGCACCCTGCCCCAGTCGAAGTTGTCCGCCGGGTCCGTCTTCCGGCCCGGGGGCTGGGCCACGTCCCGGTGGCCGAACACATGGATGATGCCCGAGCCCTTCGGCGCCCCCGGTCTCGCGATGTTCGAGTTCTTCCCTCCTGGGCCGCCGGAGAGCATCACCAACCCGCCCGCCATCCGGCCAACGACGTCCGGCAGCAACTCGCCCAGGGCCATGTACTGCGCCTCGGTGAAGGGCGTCTTCCCGTCCCCGGGATTGACGAGTTCGACTCCGACCGACCGATGATTGAAGTCATAGGACGCTCGCGTTTCCCACGGAAATCGCCCCTTACCCGCATGCCATGCCGTGCGGCCCTCCGTCACGAGACGGTAAATAGCCCCCACCGTGGTCAGGACGTAGTGCGCGGACACCCGCTTACTCGGGTCGTCCGGGCGTCGGTCGCGCAACGTAGCAAGCGCCACTGCGTTACCGGTGGCGTTGGCCTTCGTCGCCGTGTGGTGCAACAGCACCGTGTCGACGCGGACGCCGGGCTTGCGCGGGCTGTGGTTCGGGCTCGGGTGCTCGACGATGCTCAACATACGACCCCCTTCCCGAGGATGGCGAGCAACTCCGCGCGCTGCTCGAGCGTCGCGTCCTCGACGCGCACCCAGCCCTCCTCCGGGTGGGCCTTGTCCCAGGCCTCGGCGCAGGCGGGAGAGCACCAGCCGCGCCCACATGGCGGGTCGAAGACGGAGCCGACGAGTCCCTTGCCGCAGGTCGCGCACCTCATCGTCGCACCACGGGCTCGAAGGGCGGCTGCTCCGCCACCACGCGACGGGCGGCATCGGCGAGGCCCGCGCGGCACTCGGTTAGGTCGAGGTTATGCCAACCCCCGTCCACATGCGTCGCACGGCGCACGAAACGGCTCATGACGTCCGCCCACCAGTCGCCCACGTTGTCGGTGAAGGCCGTGCTCGGGCTCATGCCGGCACCCACCGCCACATCTCGTGGCCGTTGGGACGCCAGCCTTGCTGCCGCCGCCACTCCTTGCTGCGCTCCACGTTCGGCTGGAATCCTCTCGGCTTCTCCCCCCAGACCACAGGCGTCGTGGGTCCCCACTCGGTCCAGTACGTGGTGGCGACATCTCCATTCCGAGGCCCATGGGGGCATCCCGGCCACGGGCAGATCTCGGGCTTGTGCTCGCCCTCGGTGAGGTCCTCATGTCCCTTTCCGCAGAGCTTCGTCACGGCACCACCTCCACCAGCGCGGCGGGGAACTCGTCCACCCGCCGGAAGCCCTCGGGCGTCGTCTCGCGGGTGATGGCCCAGCCGTCCGGCGTCATGCCGATGAGGCGGCCCGTGTTGCCCTCGCTCAACCCCGGGAACGTCACCTGCTTCCCGATGTCCTCTTTCGTCACCATGTCGCTACCCTCCGGCCCCACCACAGGGCCATGCGTAATTCTCGTGCCCACGCCGGAGAAGTTGCGCGCCATGCGCCAGAGCCGCAAGAAATCTTCCCGGCGCCGGGGTATTCTCGTTTCCATGCCACTTCCTCCCTACCCCTCCGACAGCATCGACGTCCGGCGTACCAGGTACACCACCAGCCCCACGAGCCCTGCGCCAGCCGTGGGTGCCACCACCGACGAGCAGGTGTTCGCCCTGGACTCCATCCGGGCCTTCCGCGTGGGGATCCAGGCCGAATTCGGCCAGACGCTCGCCGGAACCGGAACGCTGCGCACCCACTTCCTGGACTCGCTCATGGGGGCTGGGGACTGGGGCGCCAACCCCGACCTCGACTTGCCCGTCCCCACGGCAGCTGCCGGCAAGCGCACCTTCTGGCTGCCGGACGTCCAGGTGCTCGTACCCTCCGGTCGCATGCACCTCCAGACGGACGGCGTGGGCGTCTCCGGCGGGCAGGTGACGGTGCACGTCCAGGGCTGGGCGGGTGCGCGATGAGCAGACGCCATGACGTGGCCCTCGCCATTTTCATCGGCGCCTGTGCTGTCCTCGGGGCGGGGGTCGGCTTCGGCATCAAGGACTCCATGGCCCAGTCCGCCCCGCGCCCCACCCGCGGCGGCGCCTCGAGCGGCCCCATGTGGAGTCGGGGCTTCGCCACGGACGGCGGCGTCACCTCTGCCTCCATGCAGACGGACATGGCCACGGTGGGCGAACTCGACGCGGGCACCGCCTGGGTGGGGGACCTCAATGTGACGGGCCGCACCACCCTGAAGAACCTCGATGTCATGGGGCCCAGCAACTTCGCCCCCAGGCCTGGGGGCATCTTCCTGCCCGCGAAGCTCACGCGGGCGTCTGGGTTGCTTGTCACCACCCTCGGGCGCTGGTTGAGCATCGGGACCGTCGCCGGGACTGGGGCCGCTGCCGGGGATGAATGCAGCCTCACGGCGTGGCCCGCCTCGCTCGCCATCCTGGATGTGGACTACCGGTGCTTCGTCACTCCGGCGGGCGTCGTCGACATCCAGATGAAGGCGGGCTTGGCCCTGACCATCCCCGCCGGCGCCTACCTGGCCGTCATCTCGGGCCCCGTTCCGGCGCAGTAGTCACCGCAGATGCGCGGGGATGCGGAGCCTCGGCCGGGACTTCCGGCCGGGCTTCGTCCTGTCGTCCACGCGCATGTCCCGCCAGGTCCGGATGCCGAAGTCGGGGATAATCTCAGGGTTGCGGAGGAGGTTGGGGTGGTGCACGTCAGCCAGGGTGTTCGCGACGCTCACCGCCTCTTCCGGCGTGGTGACGATGCCCACCACGACGCCGCCCTTCTCCAACTCCTGGAACACCACCAGTTGCGCGGGCTGGAGCACGCCACCCGCGCTCTTGGCGTCCAGTACCACGGACACGCCACGGCGGGCGCAGAACAGGTCCGGGAAGCCCTTGTCCGAGACCTGGACCACGCGCCAGCCGTCGGCCTCGAGCGCCTGGATGATGCCCCGCTCCGTGGTGTCTCTCTTCGCGGCCACCCTCACGGGAGCACACCCGCGCGGCGGAGGATGGCGGCAATCTCCGGCAACGGGCATCGCCCCGCCGCCTCGGGACACTCCCGCGATCGCTCGTCCCAGTCCTGGATGCGCTTCAGCAGCGCCAGCGCCTCGGGCAGCACGGCGACAGCCTGGGCCTCCGGCTCGTCGATGCAGCGAGCAACGACAGCTCCGTCGGCCGAGAGGACGTCGCGCCCGCGCGCCTCCCACTTCTCGTGCGTGATGCTCATTTCACCCTCCACGTCCACTTGACGCTCATGCGGATGACGCTGAGGAGGAATCGATGGTACTCGACGAATCCGTGTGCCGGTCGGATGCCATACCAGCGAACCGGACCTTTCCTCTGCTCCTCACGCACTTGCCACACGAACATGGCCGCGCACGAGACGGCCATGAGCCCGAACGCGAGCGCATTCCACGCGTGCAACCCCATGGCCTCCCATCCGCACACCGTCGCGAGCCCGAGGATTGCCGCGAGCATCAGCACCTTCTGCCGGGTGGTGGTCATCGCACGATCTCCCGGACGAGCGCCTCGGTCAGTTCGGCCGGATGATGTGCCAGCCAGGAAGCGCACCCCGGGCACCACAGCCGGAAGGACGACCGCCACACGCTCGGGCTGTTGGTGTGCTCATCCCTCGGCATGCCGCCTAGGCACACGTTGGCCTTCTGCTTCGGCTGGCGCCAATGCAGTCTCTTCGCTTCGCGGCTCATCGGTACACCCCGCGCCACTTCGGGGCAACGAGGGCCCGGCGGAGATGTGCTCGCATGATGGAGCCAGGGCCGAGCCGAGAGAGCCAACATCGCTTACCCGAGTCGCCAGCGCGGCAAACGACCCGGCACTCCATGTCGGGGTGGTCATTGCCTCCACGCCAGAGTTTCTTCGTGGGTCGCCTCCTCTTGCAGAACCAGCACGTTCCACGCTTCATGGCTTCTCCGGCACGAGCGAAATGACGCCCTGGTATGCGGGCGTGGTGGTGACGAGACGGGTTGGCGTGTCCTTCAGCAGGTCTCCGACGAGGTCCATGGTGTCAGCAGCAACGAGCGTGGGCTCGTCCTGGTCGTCCATGTCACGAGCGAGGAACCGCAACAACATCTCCAGTTTCTCCGTGCGACTCATGCCCCCCCCCTCCTTGAGCGCGTCGTAGGCGGCGAGACGCTCCAGCACCAGCCGCGACGGCTCGCGGTCCACCATGGACGACCGGACCGCCTCCACCACCTTCTCCGCCGCCCGGAGGCGCTCCAGCCGCGCCGAGGCCTCCCAGAGGGCATTGGCGTCCAGCTCCATCTCTTTGACGGTGTATTCCAGGCCCCGGAGGCGCCCCAGCAGCGCGGCGCCGGGGTGCTCCTTCTTCAGGAGGACGATGGTGCGCCGGTGCGCGTCGTCGTACCTGTCGTCGCTCAGGTCGTTCTCGACGAGATTGAGCGTCTCCACGAGCGCCGCGTTGTCCGCCTCCGCCGCCTCGGCTCGGGCCTTCCACTCGTCGCGCTCCTGCTCGTATCGAAGTGTGACGCCACGGAGGTGGTTGGATTCCTCCAGCCGTTCGTCGAGTAGAGCCGCCAGCGCAGCGCGATCTTCCCGCGCCTCGTCCCGCTCGCGCGTCAGCCGCTCCACCTCGGCCACGAAGCGCTCGACCTCGGAGCGGCAGCGCTCCAGTTCTGCGATGCGCGTATCTCGGTCCTTCGCCAGCTCCAGCACGTAACTGTCGCTCATCGCTGGTCACCCCTCGGGTCGTTCTGCCCCTCGGTGCCGAACACGTCCTGCTCGACCATCGCATCGAATGCGCTGTTCATCTCCTCGCAGACGAGCGCCTTCGTTTCGTTGTCCTGGTCCATGTACCACGCGGCGAACCGCACCAGCGTCACGAGTCCCGTCGAGACCTTCATCGCCTTCTTTGCCATGTCACTTCTCCTCCTGCCCCACCACGGGCGTTGTCACTGTGCCCTGCGCGCGCTGCTGCGCAAGTTCCTTCTGCATCGCCCGATGCGCACGCTCGATACCGGGGATGACGCGCACGCTGTTCTCCGTGAGCAACATCCAGTTTCCACCGGCCGTGAGATCCCACCCCGCCGCGCGCATCTCGCGCGCCATGTCGTCAGGCGTCATGATCATCCTCTCGAACCTCGCAGTCCGCGCAATCCAGCCACGGGGCGATGGATACCCCGTGGTCACAGGTGCCCCAGAAGACAGGGTCCGAATCCTGAGCCTCGGTCAGTACCCATTCCTGGAACGTCCGCGCCTCGTTCTTCTCGCTCATCGCCGCACCTCTTGGGCAAAGAGATCGCCCTGTCCCGTGGAAATCCCGCCCGGCTTCGCCCGACACCGGGCGCCGTCTCGCGCCAGCGCATGGAACCAGCCGTTCTCGTCCCGGAGAATTCTGTCTCCGCAGCCTGCGCACACCGCCTGCTCCCGCGTCATCTCCGCACCGCCTTCTTTGCCGCAAGGGCCGTTCCGCAGCCCTCGCATCCGGGGTTGAGCACCCGCTCGGGGTTGCTGCCGTCGCGCATGGTGACGAGCCCGTGCGGGCACTTCGCCACGGCCTCCCACGCTGGCGTCTTCGTCTCCTTGCGCCAGGCAGCGGCGCACGCGGGGCAGTGCTCGCGAGGTCCCACGCCGTGAAGGCAAGTCATAACCCCCTCCGCATGTCCTGCTTCCCGCAGTCCACCGCCCGCACCGAGCGGGCGATGCGAGACGAGACGCGGGAGCCCACAAAGCGCCCGAACTCACTGGGTGCGTCCGGCGCGCGTTTGATGCTCAGGTTGGTGGTCCACACCGTGCGCCGCTCCGGGTCGTCCCGGTGGTCTGCCAGCTCTTCGAGCCGCTGCCGCTCCCGGGGAGTGAGCGCCACGGCATCACCCGTCCCCACGTCGTCCAGCACGAGCATGGGCACGCGCTGGGCGAAGCGGAGGGTGTTCTTGTCGGCATCTTCGTAGTCGGACAGGCGGCACAGTTCGCCGAATGGCAGCCAGAGGGCCCCACGTTCGCTCCAGGCGCACGAATCATAGTTGGCGTACCCAGCGCGCCGGACGGACACAGAAAGCGCCCTGGAGGCCGCCACGGACTTCCCAGCCCCCGTCCCGCCGGACAGCAGCAGGTGGCGCTCGTCGCCCCACAGCCACTGCTCCATCTCGCGGAGCGCCGCTGTCTCCGCCAGCCGCTCCTCCCCGGAGTCCCGGGCCACCTGCCGGGCCACCCCGCAGCGCTCGAGGTGCTTGGAGAACATGTCCAGCCGGTGCCCGGCGGCCGTGGCGCGCTCGTTCGCCGCGGCGATGTCGTGCTCGCGCTGCTTCTGCGCTCGCATCTCCGGCGTCCACACGGCGAAGCGCCGGAGCAGTGTGCCCACCGGCAACGTCTCGTTCGTTCGTTCGCTCAAAACGCATCCTCCACGACGCCTTCTCCGGTGAACTTGTTCGGGTCGATGTAGCCCCCGTTGCCCCTGGGCTTGCTGGTGACGATGCCCAGCACCTGGGGGGCGTTCCAGTTGCTGCGCAGGACGACGAAGCCGGAGACGGTGGGGTATCCACCCTTGGCCCACTCGAGCAGCCTCCCCCAACGCGCCACCACCTCGGCGGGCGTGGCCTTCGAGGAGTTGAGGAACCAGGACACCGTGGCCCCGTCCACCGTGCCGTTGCCCGTGACGTAGGGTTGGCCGGTGACGGCGAGGAACTTCGCCTCCAGGGCTCGCCAAAGTTCCGCCGACGGGCCGCTGGCTTCCTTGCGCGGCTTCCTGGGTGTAGGCGCCGCCATGACATCCGCGTCCGGCGCGTCAGCGACCGGCGCAGGTTTTTGACCCACACCCATCTCTGGACCCACACCCATACCAACACCCAAACCCAAGGGGTCTCGACGGGAAGGCTCCCCGACCTTCCGGGAAGCATCCTGAACCTTCCGGGAAGGTTGGCTCTGAGGTTCAGCTTTCGCGTCAGGCTGTATGGCGGGGGGTGGTGGAAGGCCCAGGCTCGTCTCTTTTGGGTGCGGCGACTGGTCGTCCTCCCACGTCAGGAGGGCCAGCACCCGCTTCCCGTCGGCCTCGTAACGCGCCACGGCACGGGCGCGGACCAACTCCGCGAGTGCTACCTCCAGGTCTACCTCGCGGAAGGGGAAGACCTGGGCCTTGATGGTGCGCGGGCGGTCCAGCAGGCGCCCATCTCGGTCAGCCAAAACGGCGAGCCCGGCCAGGAGGAAGTGGGCCTCCAGGGACACGTCGGCCATGTCCTCGCGCAGGAAGTAGTCCGGGCGGAGGGAGCGCATGCGGGCCATTACGGCGCCTCCCCGAACCACGCCAGAAAGAGGCGCCAGCGGTCCTCGGTGCGCCGGAAGCCGCGACCCGCCACCGCCTCGATGGCTTCGCGCATCCGCGACATGGGGTGTTGCTCGGTGAGCCGGTGGATCGTCTGCTGGTGCGCCAGCGGCAGGCGCCCAACGGTCGCGCGCCACTGGTCACAGAGGAACTTCGCGTCGTGATTGATGCCCATCACGCGCCCTCCGTCATGCAGCGGCACTCGGTGGAGTCGTCCCAGGTGGGGCAGGTGGTGCGGTCCACGTGCCACGTGGCGCCACGGATGAAGAGCAGGAACTCGGACAGGTGGCGCGTCCAGATGACACGCCCGGCCTGGAATAGGTCGCCGGGCGGGAGGATGTGGACGACGCGAACCTCGGTGGAATCCAACGGAACGCAGGGGAAGCCCATCATGCGCCCTCCTCCTCGCGGGCGACCGCACCAGGGACACGGGCGTGGACCTTGTACCTGGTACCGGGGTGCGCTGCGAGCAGCGCGGCGAGCACGTAGGCCGCGCAGGCATCGCGCGCTCCGCTCGCGGGCACGCCAACCTCGCCGCACGAATTCCGGTGTTCGATGCCGGGGCGCTCGGGCGTCACATAATACCAGCCGATGGTCTCCCTGCTGAAGCCGTTGCGCAGCGGGCGAACGTATCCGATACGCTCCGTGCCGAGGTAGAGGTCCCAACCTCGCGGGCCCTGGATGACGCGAGCGAGGCCGCGTTCGTTGGGCTGCCGCTTCCACCGCAACAAAACCACCTTGTTCGTAGAGCCCATGTCACCCCTCCCTCTCCTGGGCGCCCGGAGACCGACGCGCCATGATGTGGCGGAGCGTGGCCTTCTCCGTCTCGGCGCGGATGTGGCTGGCGATGTTGGCGGCTGCGTTCGTGCCCGCCAGGAGCGCTCGCAGGTCGGTGGAACCGTCGTGAGTGAAGCACCGGACCTGAAGCTCAGCAGCGTGGATACCGTCGACGGCGGCCCGTAGCATCTCCAGACAGTCCACGACGCCCTGCTCGTAGTCGCTCAGGGGCTGGGGTGTAGCCGTTGGCTGCGTCGCCTTCTTTCTGGTGCCCATGTCACCCCTCCCCCTGGGCGCGCTTGTCGGCGGCGCGCATGGCGGCTTCGCGGCTGGAGTGTTGCGTGGGCTTCGTCTCGCCATCCACTCGGGACAGCCAGTAGCTGCGCGGAGAAAAGCGCACGGTCACGAAGCGCCCGTTGCGCCAGCGGGTAGGGTTACGCCAGGACTTCGACCACTTCGTGTCGGGTTGCTGGGAAAAATCGGCCATGAAAAAGACACCGCCCCGCCCCGCTGCGACACGGGGAAGGGCGGCGGACTCCTGTTGTCAGGGGTCTTGAGGAAGTGAGGCGCAGGGTCGCAGTCCTGCGCTCGTTGTCAATCTACCGCCCCACGGGGCGGGGCACAAGTAAGTCAGGCGACGTCAGGCAGCGAGGCCAGCAGTTCTTCGAGGTCCACCTGCTCGCCGCGCCCAGCTGCCACGCCAAACGTCCCGCGCCACCTGTCTCGGCGCCACTGTCGCTGGTACTTCTTCTGGACGATGGCCACCACCTCGGGCTGGGTAAGGTAGGCGAGCGCGTCGGCCCCCTGGCTCGAGTGCTTCATGATGGCGAGCGTCTCGTGGAGCCACGTCTTGCTGTCGGCGCTGGAAAAGGGCCAGCGGAGGTAGCCCGTCATCGCGAAGCCGTGCACCCACTTCGAGGAGGGGATTTCGGCGAAGCACGCGTCCAGCCACGCCGCATCGTCCTTAATCGGGCGCTGGAAGCCGAGGCCGATGTGTTGGGACTCGCGGCAGTATTGGCGGAGCAAGTCGAGTGGTTCGCTCTGGTGGAACACCGCCATGAGCCGGGGGATGCCCGCCTTCTTGCACCGCTCGAAGTTGCGCAAGTTCCCTTCCGGGCCGCCCGTGACGTCGTCGTAGTGGCTCACCCAGTCGTAGAACTCGCCATGGCGCACGGCCCACTCAATCGCCTGAGTCATGCGTGCCTCCTTCTGCTCCGGCGTCTTCGGGCCCTTCCTCCGCTCCTCCGTCATGAGCATATAGGCCCCCAGGTCGAGGGCCATGGACTCGAAGGTGTCCCGATACCGGGCGATGTTGTCCCCGTCCTCTCCGAGGTTGTTCTCGAAGTTCTCCAGGACGTGGTGCCCCGCCATCCAGCTGCATAGCGAGTGCTGGGCCGGGCCCGCGAAGTAGATGATGGGGTCACGCATAGCGGCAACCCACGTGAATCGGCACATCCGCGTGCAGATCGGACGTGGGCTTGTCGCACGCGACGCACGCCACCTCCGCCACGGGCGGCTTGTAGCAGCCGCGCTGCTGTTGCGGGCCGTCTTTGGGCGGGTCGCAAAGGAACATCTTCGGGAGGAGAGTGCTCGAGTGGTTCGTGCAGACGCGCGCGTTGCACTCCACACACCACCAGATGATGTGCTCCGGTTCCTTCCTCTCGCAGTAGTCGCACGAGGTCACGGGGAGTCCTTCGCGGGCGGCTCACCCAGGCAATCGGGGAGAGGGACCTTGTCGACGTCGAGCCAGCGCGAACCGGGGCGTTCCTGCCAGAACTGGCCGGTGCGCGACTTGCGCACGAGGCATCCGGAGTGGACACATCGCCACGCATCAAGAGCGTCAGGGACGGCTTCAAATTCATGGTTCATGGATTCGTCTCCTCCGAATGAGCCCACAGGCGGATGCGGACGCCATAGGCCGTCTCGATGCGCGCGGCCAGGTCAACGGCGGGCATCGTCTCTCCCGCCTCCAGGCGTCGCACGTGGGTGTGGCTGCATCCAATCTTCTTCCCGGCGACCTCGGGGCTGTCGCCCTTCCGCTCGCGCCGCTCCTTGAGTTGCTTCCCTGCCTTCGTGGTCATGATGAACATATTAGTTGCGCCCGCGCCGAAGTCCAACTAAAAGATTGGACACGTCGCCGGTGCGACGGAGGAGGCAGCATGGTCAAGCACGTCATGAGCGGTCGCGAGCGGAAGGTGCTGAAGCGAGGGGAAAAGCGGTGGTTGCTGGAGGGCATCGGCTGGGTGGGTCTTAACCCCTCCACCCAGGTCCCGGTCGGGTACTCGCTGGTGGTGCGCTCATGAAGAAGATGACGGCGGAGGAGTTAAATGACTGCCTGGATTCGCTCAGCGACAACTCGTGGAAGAAGGTGAAGGACCACATCGCCGCGCTCGAGGCCGAGGCGGCGCGTCTTGCGGACATCGCCGCGCGCTCTGCCCTGCTGGCGCGGGAGAAGGCGCTGGAGGAGGTGACGTGTGCCGTTCGCGACACCATGCTTGCTATAACGCTGAACGAGGAGCGCGCGACCGCATATCGACAGGTCCTTGGTCTCCTTGGCGCCCTGAAGTCCAAGCCCGCGCGGGAGGTGTTGTGTGTTCACGGGGCCGGGGAGGGCGTGGAGTGCTACGCGTGCCACCCTCACCCCGTCGAGATGGCCCCCGAGGAGAATGGCTTACTGCCACCGAGGCGCCGCCGCGAGCATGAGTATGGGGAGGAGACACCGGCGCGGTTCGGCGCATGGTTGGCGACGTGCACGCGCCCGGGTTGCGAGGCGTTTAGGCTGAAAAACCACAATAGGACCCAAGCCCAGTTTCACCAGGAACCCGGCGCGGCGGGCACGCGGGGCCCCGGGCCATGTACGTCGGGCCGGGATGAGAGAGTGTCCCCATGAAGACGCGCGAGCCGTGGCAGCACGACTGGAGTCCGGCCTTTCGGGTGGAAGTCGTGGACGGACAGGAGCGCGTGGTGAAGCCGTGCAGGCGCTCTGAATGTGGGTGGGAGATGCTCTCGCGCAAGAACAGCAACCGCTACCGCAACGGGCCGGATGGGGCGTGGATGGGTAGCCCGAAGGACTGCAAGGGCTCGGATGGACCCATCCTTGAACCCCATCCCGCCGCGTCCATCATGGCGTGGCCGAAGGAGAAGAAACCGTGAGCCTGAGCCCGGAGGACATGAAGCGTATCGGGGCCTCGGACATGCCAGCCCTGCTCGGGAAGTCGCCATGGAGCGGCCCCGTCGCGCTCTGGGCGCGCATCGTCCACGGGCACCATTGGGGCGGCAACGAGGCCACGAAGGGTGGCCACGCGGCGGAGGACTACAACCGTGCGCTCTACCGGCAGGCCACGGGCTACGCGCTCGAAGGTCCGCCGAAGAGCCTCCGTCACCCGCTTCTGCCGTGGGCACGATGCAGCCCGGATGACACGGCCGTGGACACGCCGGATGGGCGCCGCGGCGTGGAGTTCAAGCGCGCCCAGTCGCGCGAGGGCTGGGGCGCGCTGGGTACGGACGAGGTGCCGGAGTCCTACTGGCTTCAGGTCCAGGCGCAAGGCGGGTTCTGCCTGGACACCGGCTTCTGGGACACGGGGGACGTGGACCTCTCCGTGCTGCTCTTCGGCGAGCAGTGCACCTACCCGGTGCAGCACGTCCCCGAGGCGTGGGAGCGCATGCAGGCGGCTGGTGAGCGCTTCTGGCGGGACTTCGTGGTGACGCAGCGCTGCCCCGAGGGGCCCAACCTGGTGCTGCTCGAGCGCGACGCGGAGGCGCTCCTGGCACTCTACCCGCGCCCGAAGCCCAAGTCCGAGCCCATGCGCTGGGAGGCACTCACGGCCGAGCAGCAGGCCCTGGTGACGAACTGGCTGGAAGCCAATGCGGCCCGGAGGTCGTGGGAGAAGAACGAAAAGGCGCTCTCGCGGCAGGTGCAACACCTCCTGCGTGAGGTGCCGGGGCTCGTGGGTCCGGGGTGGCGGGTGGACTTCGCGGCCACGAAGGAGACGGCGACCACGGACTGGGAGAAGGTGGCGCGCGAGATGACGGAGGGACGATTCACGTTCTCCGAGTTGGTGACGAAGCACACGACGATGAAGAGCACGCGGCCCTTGGTGGGCCGGGAGGAGAAGAAGCGATGAGCACGAAGAAGATTGAGCAGGCGCTGCATGCGGCGAGCATGGACATTCCCACAGAGCTGTACGACGAGGCATGCAACGAGTTGGAGGCCATCCGCAAGGCGGGACGCTACGGCTACCTGATGATGTCCGGGGACGTGCACGTGTCCACGAAAGAAGAGCAGCGCGCGGGCGACACGGTGTTTGGCGCCATCTACGAAGAAACGGGAAGGAGCGAGGGATGAGTACCGCCATCGAGAAGCGAGAGCCGAGCATCCTGGATACGCTGGTGACCACCGAGTGGTCTCGGAGCCTCGTGGACGCAGTTCGGCGGGCCTGCTGCCCCGCCGACATCCCCGACGTGGAGTTCTACGCCTTTCTGAAGCGCTGCCAAGCGAGCGGCCTCAACCCGCTCATCGGCGAGGCGCACTGCATCCCCCGGAACGACAAGCACAAGGGACGCGTCTACACCTTCCAGCCGAGCGCCGAGGGCATGCGCGCCCGGGCCGGGAAGTTCCCCGACTTCGTGAGCGTGGATGGGGGCGCGGTGTACGAGAAGGACCTTGTCTCCATCGACCAGGGAGCGGGGGAGGTGGTCCATAAGTTCAACCCTGCTGGCGTCCGTGGAAACTTCAGGGGGGCCTGGGGGCGCGTCACGAAGAAGGGCGAGCGGCCCGTGGTGGCGTGGCTCCCGGCGGGCTCGCGAAGCGGCAACTCCGACTTCTGGGCGAAGGACCTGGGCGGCCAGATGACGAAGTGCGCCGAGGTGGCGGCGCTCCGCAAGGCCTACCCCGTGGCCTTCGGGGGCCTCTACATCGCCGAGGAGATGAACGAGGCAGCCCCGCTCGTGTCGAAGGTGGAGGCCGTCATGGGGACGGTGGTGAGCGCCACGAGCGAGGCCCCTCCCCCGCCGACCGGACCCATCGTCGAGTTCGGTGCCCACAAGGGGCAGGCCATCTCCACGCTCACGCCCGAGCAGCGCGCCGCCTGCCTCCAAGAGGGCGAGTGGGTTCTGGCCAACCAGAAGATGGGTCCCAAGGTGCGCGCGAAGATGGAGGCGAATGTGGCTGCCCTCCGTGGCGATGTGCCCGCCCTGGCCGAGTCCAACGGCGGCGTCTTCGCCGACTTCGACGTGAGCGCCGGGAAGCAGCCCGAGCCCGTGCGGGACCTGCCGATGTCCCATCCCGACGCGCAGCCGCCGGACAACGAGCCGGGGAGCGAGGGATGAAGACACAAGCGCAGTTGGATGCCGATTTCGCCGTGGCCGAGTACGAGCGCATTCGGGCGGACCCGCACAAGGCCCCAGAGCAGGTTGAGGAAGCACGGCAGTGCGCGGGACGTGCGCTCGCTGCTGCATCGGAATGTACGTGTGGCGACGAGGACGTGCCGTTTTGCGCGAGACACGGGAGCGAAGGGTGAGCGAGCACGAGAAGAGGCTGCGGCACTACCTTGACATGTTCCGGGACACGCACCCCCATCACGGACACGACGCGGTGCTTGAACTGGACGCCCTCCTGGCCGAGCAGCGCGTGACGGGCCTGGAGGACGCGATGGGCGTGCTTGCGAAGCGCCAAGCGGAGCTGGACCGGCAGCGCACCGCGGCGAAGTCCCGCTCGAACGCGGAGATCGCCGACATGAAGTCCGAGGCCGCCACGTGCGGCAAGGCCATTCACATCCTGCGCGCCGAAGCGGGCCGCCGGAAGAAGGAGGCGAAGGGATGATTGACGTCGAACGACTCCATGCCCTTGGCGGTGATGACGATGACCTGGGGTACTGGGCCAAGGGGCACCATGCGGAGGAGGACATGCGCGCTGCTGTCGACGCCGGCTACGGCGACCGGAGGCACTCGTGCGCGGCGGACCCGGCTCAATGCCAGTGGGGCCAGGACTGGTGGCGCAAGGTGCCGCGCGGGGACTCCTTTCAGTTCCACTCCGCTAAGAAGGGAACGCCCGGCGCCTTCCCGGTGACGTTCCTGCTCACCCAGTACGCCGCCATCTGAGCAGAACTTGCACCGCCGCCGGACGGGCCGTAGGGTATCCCTGCCGTCCCCTCGCAAGGCGGCAGGGCACAAGCCTGGACTCCACGCGGACCTCCCGCGCCAGGCGTAACCGCCGGACACGTTCCCGGGCCCGTAGCGTGATTCGGAAGCCTCGGCACCCACGCCGGGGCTTTCGTCTTTCAGCAGAAGTATCTCGCGGTGATGCCTTCGGGCGATGCAGTTCAACCAGGAGGACGAATGGACGAGAAGGCGAAGTCGCGATTCGAGAGCACCATCCAGGCCCTGAGCTCCGTGCGCGGCGTTGTGGACGAGACGCCGGCGCAGGAATGGGCCAACCGCGGCATCCCCGAGGCCTCCGCCTTCGTATCGGCGCAGTGGGCCTTCCTGAGGGCTGTGGAGGCCTACTACGAGAAGCACTTCAGCGAGGCGGCGATGGTCGATGAAGAGGCCTTCTATTCCGGCCGCAGGTAACATTCGACGTTTCGAGCGTTCTATAGGTAGGAGACCGCATGCACGATTTTCAGAAGTCGCAGACCGAGACGTGGGGCGAGGGGCCGGAGTTCAAGGCGCTGGTGGACAGCATCCACCGCCGCAACGACGAGGGCCCGCTCGAGGCCGACACCCTGGCCGAGCGGCTCGCGAAGAGCGGGGCGTCACCCCGAGTGGTGGCCGAATCCATCCGTGATTGGGCTCTGAAGGAGATGGACGCCAGCAACCCCGTCTACCAGCGCGCGCGGGCCCGCTTCGACTCGAGCCTCGATGAGGTGGCGGCGTCCCTGGAGGGGCCGAGATACCCCAACGGCAGCCCCATGGCGGAACGGGATGGGCGCTCTCTCGTGTGGTCCGTCGTCAACGCCCTGCTGCGCGGTTGGTCCCCGGCAGCGCCCGAGTAGTTGCGTCAGGCACCGGGCGGGAGTACGTCTGGGGTGGAGGTCGGCGGGCACGCTGCGAAGCATGCCGCGCAACCCAGGCGTGTCCGGCTGAATGGGTCCAGGCAACGGACTTCACACGGCAGACGCCGGACGAGGGCTCGGGCAACCGGGTCCTTCGTCTTTTCAGCGGGTGGTGACGCGGGTGGGCAGCGTCTTCCCCGCCAGGGCCGCGAGCAAGGCCGCACCGAGCATGACGGCGGACTGCGCGAAGGGGCTGGGGAGGCTGGCCGCCAGGAGCTGCCCGGCCTCCGCCGCGGCGAGCAGGAGCGGTACCAGCGCGGCGGGCACCAGCGGCTTGCTGAAGCGAATGGCCGGGGACGGAGCGAGCGCCAGGAAGGCCGCCACCAGGGCGACGATGCCGGCCACCGCGCTCCAGGGGTGAGGGAGAAAGCCATAGGCCGCGCCGGCCAGGGTGGCCAGGCCGCCCGCGAGCTTCGTGGCCCACCCGGGGAGGCGGATGACGGGCTCGGTGGTGGTGATGACGGGGCGCTTCTCGTCCAGCGCGGGGGCGATGCTCTCCCGGAGTCCGGGGATGGTGTCGTAGGTCATGCGCCCAATGTACATCAGGCGGCATCGTCCTTGCGGCGCCGGTCGTCACGCATCAGGACGCGGTCCAACTTGTCGTCGATCTTGTCGAGCTTCCTGTCCTGCTGGCGGAGGTGATCCTCCACTCCCGCCATGCGCTGGTCATGAACGGACTCGCGCGACTCGGTAGTGGAAACCCGGTGCACCAAGTCTTCGTGCCGCTTGTCGGAGCGCTCCTTGGCCGTCTTCAGGTCGTCGGCCACGACGTCGAGATCCTCGCGGAGCGTGTTCTGCGTGCTCCGGAGAGCCTCGTATGCCCGCGCCCCACCCACCGCCACCAGTAGCACGGACAGGGCGGCGCCGACGGGCACCAGGGTGTCAGAGGTCAGCACGTCGGCCGCGAGTAGGACTGGAGGCATGACGTCAAGGTGCCACGCCTCCCAGTGTGTGGCAATCCGCCGCAGTCCCTACGGACCCATTGAGGTGTTCGGTTTCGGCGCCGGGGCCACTGGCACGAGGCACTGGCCGCCGCCCTCGAACGTGCCTTCGGGACACGGTGGTGTGGACCGGTGCGGAATCCAGCATACGCCGTCCCACTCCACCTGAACTTTCGGGTGGCACGGTCGCTTCTTCTGCCCGGGGAATGCCTTGGCCGCGTCCGAGGTGAGCGCTCCGGGCGGCAGCCACACCACATCCGTGGCGAAGGCGACTGGCACCGGCTTGTCGGGGCGAGCTCGTGGCGAGATGCCGAGGTGGGCGGGAAACGCAACGGCCCCGGCGATAATCGCCAGGGCCCCGAGGCTACTACCCCAGCGCAGGGCCGGGGGTACGGGAGGTAGGGGAGGACGGGGCATAACCGAAGACTACCCCGTCACCGAAACGGCGTCAGTGCGCCGGCGCGAGCCTGTCCAGGTCCCGGAAGAACTCGGGGGCGGGGATGCCCTGGACGCGAGCCCCGGACATGCCGCGGAGCACCTCCACCAGCGTGTCCCAGTCTTCCCGGGCCATGGCGTCGAACTGCCGCCGGTAGCTGGCGTCGCGCTGGGCCCTCTCCTCCTCCTCAAGGTAGCGGAGGCCGAGGTTCTTCGGACGCGTCCCGCCCTTCCCGTCATCCCGGTTGTTGCAGTTCTCCTTCACGATGTCGGCGGAGTTGTTGACCATGATGGACACCCACAGCGGCGTGGCCTGGTTCGCCGCCATGCAGGCCTGGACGATGACGCTCGCCGCCGCGCGCACCTTCTTGTCGGCCTTCGTCCAGAGGTAGCACATGCGTCCGCGCGCATCGATGTCCTCCCCAACGGCCTTCCGGATGGCCGGGTTGTTGAGGGTGGTTTCCAGCGAAGCGCGGGCGCTCCGTCGTGCGTCCAGCCAGATGTCGCGCGCGTTCTTCGTGAACTCGTTGGCCTGTCGGCCCGCCCCCTTGAAGAGGGACGCTCCGCTGGGAGGAAGGTCGCTGGACTGGTATCCGGCGGAAGCGGGGAGCGAGAGCAGCAGGACGGCGAGGACGAGGTTTCTCATAGGGTCTCCAGTGCGGACGGGCTGCCCGCAACGCCCCGAGCCCGCCACCCAGGAGGATGGCGGGCCATGCGGCAACTACTCTCGGTCAGGCCCCTGCTCGAAGGGGCTGGGCGCCTCCTCGGCCTCGGGCGGGTGCTCCAGGGAGGGCGGGGTTGTGGTGCCTTCCATCAGCGCGCGGGCTTCGTCGTGGTCCATGTGCTTCTCCTTCGTGGTGCTGCGGGTTCACTTCTTCAGGGCATCGCGGAAGTCGCGTGCCCATCGCTCAAGCGCCATGGCTACAGACGGCTGCACGTGCTCGAAGGGGCTCACCGTCCCCGTCGTCTGACCGCCACTCCTCCGCGCGTCGCGGGAGAACTTCGCGTTCTCCACCTCGGAGCAGAAGCCTTCGACGAGTACAGCCAGGGATGGGGAGTCCTGCATACGCCGCTCGAGCAGGGCGAGACAGGCCTGCGGACCTGCCACCAGCGTCCCGTGCTTCCCGTATAGGTCCAGCCACCCCTTCAGGGTGTCGAACGCCTCCGCCGTGGTGGGCTCGGCGGGAGGGGGCTCGCCGCTGCATCCACCCTCGTGCCCGTCGAGCTTTCCGCAACGCTGGTCTTTCGTGCAGAGCGTGTAGGTCATGCTTCCTCCAGGACGGCGTTGGACAGGGCGCTCAGGCGCGCCAGGAAGGGCGGCGTGCAGGCCCCCGGGGTGAGTGCGGCGGCCATCGCCATGTGGCTTATGAGCCGCGTATGGGTGTCAAGGCGGGCGAGGCGGCGCGAGGCCTTCTCCGCCATGACGAGCGTCTCCAGTGAGAGGGCGGGGCTCATCTTGGCGCCTTGGAGACGGGGAAGAATCCCCACTTCATGCACCAGTTCATTCGGAATATCACCCACCACATCGTGTCTTCGGCGCTCGGGAAGTCGTCGCGGCTCATGCGCCCTCCTTCAGGTTCTTGACCGCGATGTCCACGTGCCAGCTCAGGCGAGCGCCGCGCATCAGGTCCTCCTGCGCCTCGTTCCACTCCGCCTCGCGCCGCTTGGCCGCCGCCGTGGCGAGGTCCTGGGCGCGGTGGACGAGGACGTGGGTGATGAATGCCGCCAGCGCTCGCTCGGCCATGCGGTTGTGGCTGTAGCTCAGCATGGGGATACTGCACCGGATCGAGCCGGGGAGGAGGTAGAAGGCAATCTCCGCCTCCTTCTCGTGGTGGGCCATGGCGGCGATGGTGGCGAGGATGGACATGTCCGAGGGGCGCGCGCTGGCCACCCACGAAGACTCGGTGACGGCAAGGAGAGGTCCCCACCCCGGATTGTCGTCCTCCTTGGCCTGGGCGCACTCACTCCACTCGATGGGCAGGGCCTCCATGAAAGTCCGCACCACGACCCCGGCCTGCTCGATGACGGCGGCGCGCTCGCTCTCTTCGATCTCGTCGAGCTCGAGGAAGGCGCCGGTGGCTGGGTTGCGCACCTCGAGCACCTCAATGTCCCGGC